GAACATCGATACGCCGCTGATCACCAGCACCGGGCGCATTGAGTCGGCCGGCGATCAGGTCGCGGGCGGGATCAGCCAGATCAATCACCCGCATGACGGCGTGAAGCAAGGCACTGAGCAAAGCGGGCCGCCGGTCGGGGGTGGCGCATGACGCGTGAAGAACTATTGCGCCGCTCGGTGACCATCAGCCTGTTCACCTGGCGCCGGGCCGGGCCGGATGACGCGGTGGACGACAGCGACCGTAAAGGCTGGTGGGGTGACTGTGTGCCCTCGGTGGCGGGGGATCGGATCGGCTCGCGGCTGTGGCTGTTGGCGCGGCGCACGCTGATCGCGCAGACGCTGCAGGACGCCCAGGCCTACGCCGAAGAGGCGCTGGCCTGGCTGCTCGATGACCAGATTGTCACGGTGGTGACGGTCACGGTCGAGCGTCAAGGCACCGACCGGATGAACCTGCGCGTGATGCTGACAGAGCAAAGCGGCGAAACGCTGGAACTGAATTTTGCAGACACCTGGGAGCTGATCAATGGCGTATGACATTCCGACGCTGCCGGCGCTGATCCAGCGCACCGAAGCCGATTTTGAGCGCAATGCCCCGGACGCCTTACGCCGCGCCGATGCCAAGGTGGCGGCGCGCGCATTGAGCGGCACGGCCTACGAGCTGTACGGGTATCAAGACTGGATCGCCCGCCAGTCCAACCCGGCGACGTGCGATGAAGCCATGCTGCTGCGTTGGGCCGACTGGCGCTTGGAGAGTGGACGTAACCCGGCGGTGGCCGCGAGCGGGCTGGTGACGGTGACGGGGTCGAGCGGGCGCCTGGTCGACGCCGGCCAACTCTATCAATCGCAGGACGGTCGGCGTTATGTGGTGGTGCACGCCGCCACCCTGGTGAATGGCTCGGCCACGCTGCAGGTGATAGCCGATGCGGTCGGCAGCTTGGGCAACCTGGAGGCCGGTAACCTCGAGGCGGTGACGCCGGTGCTGGGGGTAAATGCCACCGCCGTCATCGGCGCCGATGGCATCGTCGGCGGCACCGAACAAGAGGAATTGGAGGCGCTGCGCACGCGGGTGCAGGCGGCCTTCAAAAATCCGAGCAAGGTTGGCAACGGTACTGACTTTGTGGAATGGGCCATGGAGGTTCCGGGTGTCACCCGGGCTTGGTCCTTGCCGCGCTGGATGGGACCGGGCACGTTTGGTTTGGCATTCGTGCGTGATGGTGATCCCGACATCATCCCTACGGCGGCGCAGGTCGCAGAAGTGCAAGCCTATCTGGACAAAAAACGCCCAGTGACTTCGGAGGTATATGCCTTGGCCCCGGAAGCGCGACCGCAGAATTTCAGCGTGCGACTGATTCCCGATAGCACGGCGCTGCGGGTCGCGGTGGAGAGCGGATTGCGCGGGCTGATAGTTGACGAAGGAGGCCCGGGACAATCGTTATTACTGACCCATATTCGTTCAGTGATCAGCAATACCTCTGGGGAAACCAACCATGTGTTGAGTGTGCCGGCGGCTGACGTGGTTATGGCGGCCAATCAGGTGGCGGTGCCGGGAGTGTTTACATGGCTTTGACCGAGGCGGACTACTTTCAACAACTTCGTCAGTTGTTACCGCCGGGTCCGGCGTTTGATCTGGCGTTACAACCGGATTGGGCGCAGATCGTGGCGGCTCTGGCCCCAGAGCTGGCTCGGGTCGATGGCAACGGCGAGGCCTTATTGTTGGAGATGAACCCAGCCACTGCCACAGCGTTGTTGCCGTATTGGGAGGGCTATCTGGGCCTGCCCGATGTCTGCACGGTGCCCGGCTCACAAACCATTGAAGAGCGCCGGCAGGCGGTGATCGACAAACTGACTGCAACCGGGGCCCCGCAGTTGAGCTACTACCGCAAGCTGGGCAGTCAGCTGAGCATCGCCGTCGAGATTGAAGAATTTCGCCCGGCGCGGGTGGGCCTGACCAGTGTCGGCGATTTTCTGTATGGGGCTGGTTGGCCGTGGAGTTGGATTGCTTCGGTACCCGCTAACACCTATGGCAGTGAGGCGGCGGCTTCGCTGAATTGCCGGTTGCAGCGCGACGCGCCGGAATACACCGACGTGGTCCTGGGCTTTGGGCAAGACGTCGTTGCCAGTGTTGTCGGCCAGGTGGACCAGCTGTTTAACGCCATTCATTACGTGTTGCCCGCTGCGGTGGCAGGGATAGAGGACTAGTCATGCAGAGAGTTTCTTATTGGACGGAACTGGTCACCCCTCAGGGGGGATATCGGTATGGCAGTTTGGCCGGTGGTCAACCGCCGACGCCGATTAAGGCGGAATGGCTGAACATGATCCAGGACGAACTGGCTAACTTCATTTTGGCGTATCTGCCGGCGCTGGATGCCTTGGACAACCAGCAGCTGTTGAAGGCCGCGCGGCAACTCATTGCCGACTTGGCGGTCAAGGCCACCACGCTGGCCGGCTATGGCATTGGTGATGCCTACACCAAAAACCAGACCGATTTCCTGCTGTCGGGAAAGGCCAATTGGGGTATCACTCTGGCGGCCTACGGCATCGGTGATGCCTACACTCAAACGGCGACCAACGCGCTGCTAGCGGGGAAAGCCAATAACGCCACCACCCTGGGCGGTTACGGCATCGCCGATGCCTACACCAAAGTGGCCACTGATGGGCTGTTGGCGAACAAGGCCAACAACGCGATCACTCTGGCCGGTTACGGCATTGGCAATGCGTACACCAAGACGGAGATCGATGTCGCGCTGGCAGCCAAGCAAGACAAAAACACCGCATTGATGGCGCCCACGGGGTGGCGACTGGATACAGACACCGGGTTTCTGGAGCAGTGGGGCATTGGTTTTTGCCCGCCTGATACAACCACCGCGCCGATCAACTTTCCCACGCCCTTTGCAGAGGTCTACAACTGCTTTGGTAACAAGGTGACCACCAACGCCTCAGACAGCGATGGCAACGCCGCCGGGGCTTTTGCGACCAGCTCGACGCAGTATCAGTTGTTCAACGATACCAACATCATTGGGGTCACCGTGCATTGGCGCGCGATTGGCAAGGCCCCTGGGTATTAGCGGGTGTTGGCCCGTTAACCGTTCACCCCTCTAACAGCCCTTGGCCCGCACAGCGGGTTTTTTTACGTCTGGAGAAACATGCATGACCGATATTTCAGCGCTGGAGGCCTACGCCGGCCAACTGTCGGAGGCGGCCGCGAAGGCCACGACCTCGGCGGAAACGCAGCGGCAGATTGTCAATGGGGATGCGCTGACGGATGTGCTGACCGAGTCCGGTCCGGTGCCGACCCTGGCCAAGCAGGCCGTACTGGCCCAAGCCAAAGTCACCGAGGCGCTGGAGGAGGTCGCCTCGCAGCTGGCGGGGTCGATGACGTTCACAACCACGGCCAAAGGCCTCCTGGCCACGCAGCCGGGCGGGTTGTTCGGCGTACTGAGCGCGAGCGATAAAGAGTATGTGCTGATCTATGAGAACGTCGCTGGTGTGGCGGTGCCAACCGGCAAAGGCTACCCGAGTGCGTCGTCGGTGCAGGCGCTGGACTCCGACTTTCGCAAAGTCGTGACGTCCGGGTCGAAGCCGGAGCTGCTGGTGTCCCTCACGGATAAGTTCGGGTCGCCCACCTGGCTGCAGGCCGAGAGCGACGGTGGCGGGCCAAGCGAACACTCGAAAATCCTGCTGCGCAAAGGCATGCCAGGCCTGCCGGAAATCGGCGACGTCCCCGGTACCGGGGTTTCCATTCAGGATGAGTTTGGGCGCAAGACCTGGCTGCAGACGTCGAGTGAAGATGGCGGCCCTACACCCTTCGCCACTGAATGTATCCGCACTGCACTGGCGCTGTCGCCTGTGGTTGAAACCACCTATGTCGCTGAAGGCGATTCGATGACAGCCAGTGCTTACGGCGGGGGCGTTCCTTACCCGGTGACCTTGGCTGCGCTGTTGGGCCAGACGGTAACCAACGTCGCCCTCAGCGGCACAGGGTCCACAGAAATCTCGATCAGGGCCGGCGGTGTGGTGCCGCTCCTGACGATCCCCGGCGGGGTGATTCCGGCTACCACCGCCGCAGTGTCAGTGACATGGGACGTGGGTGATGTGTATGTCGGGACGGGCCAGCCGGCTCGGGTCTACACCGGAAAGGTCAGGGGCGTGCCTTGCACTTTGCGCTATGACTCCACCACGGGTCTGGTCACCCTGGCGCGGACCACGGCCGGGGCTGAACTCCCGGTGGCTTCCCCCATCCCGTTTATCGTTGATATCCCGCATATGGGTAAGCGCCATATCGTCTGGTCGGGTCGCAATGACTACCCGAAAAGCATTGCCTATGCCCCGATTGACCGGCTTCTGGCCCGCTTGGAACAGGAGGGGGCTGAATATCTGCTGGTATCCGTCTGCAATAAAACAAGCGAAGCGGCTGGCAGCGCCGGCTATTTGGAAATCGCCGCCCTTAACCTGCAACTGCTCAAGCGGGCGCCGCGGGCTTACGTCGATATGCGCGGGCGAATGATCCGCGAAGGGCTGGCCCTGGCCGGACTCACGGCCACTGCGGCCGACACTCTGGCCATATCAGAAGACCGCATTCCCCCGGCGCTGTTCGATGACGGCCTGCATTTCAATGCGGCGGGGCGCTTGGCCTGCGCACACATCATCTATGACGAACTTGTATTGAGGAATATGGCATGACCCTGATTATCAGAGCACCCGGTCGCATCACCAGTCCACTGCCCGGCTCGTTTGATCCGCCATCCTTGGGTGTGACGGGCATCTTCTCTCGCTTCCTCGCCTTGGGCGCCGCCGCTAATCCGGGGGATGTTGTTACGACGGTCAAGGATCAGGTAGGTACCCACAATGTCTCTACGGTGGCGGGTGTCGTAAAGTATGAGGAAGTCGGCGGCGTGCCGGTCATCTCCCTTGCCGAGCCCGGTCGCAACCGGCTGCTAGCAAGTCCCTTTACCGGGCTGCCCAAAGGGCGCTCTATCGCGGTCTTGGCGCGACTTGCTGGTAATCCTACGGCGACCGAGCAGCTCATTAATACACAGACAAGCAAAGCCGCGCTGTCGATCTTGTCTTGGGGGGCGATCAGCCTATGGGGCGATGCCGTCCCGTTTCTTTCGACGGCGGTTGCACCTGGTCCAAAGCCGGGGTGGTTCATCCTGGTTGCCTCGCTGGGGGCTGATGGCGTGGGCAAGATTGCGGTCAACGGGGCCATCACTACCGGCCCCAATGCTTATGGGGATAGTGGAGTGGACTCCATCATCGAGATCGAAGCGCCAGACACTGTCGGCATGAAGTTTGTGGACTTGGCAATCATTGACCACGCCGTGACGGACGCGGAGATCGCCAGCATCACGGCCGGGCTTGGGACGTGGCTGCTGTAGCGTTCCCGCGTCGATCAATGAGTGCTTAAAGCCCGCCTGGCGCGGGTTTTTTTTCGCCTGGAGAAACGTCATGACTGCAACCGAGAGAGACCGCGACATCCTCGCCCGAACACTTTACGGCGAGGCGCGAGGCGAAGGAGTTGCCGGCCTGATCGCCGTAGCCTGGTCAATTCGCAACCGCGTAGAAATGGATCTACATAATGACGGAAAGCCTGACTGGTGGGGGGAGGGCTATTCCGGCGTGTGCCAGAAACTGTACCAGTTCAGCTGCTGGAACAAGAACGACCCGAACTTCGCCTACTTGAGTGGCGCGAAGCCGATTCCGTTCCGCGAGCTTGCTCAGGCGCGGATCGTCGCTGACCAGGTAATCGATGGCAAGGTGCCGGATCCTACCGGTGGTGCGACCCACTACTACGCGACCACCATGCTGAAGGCGCCAACTTGGGTGAAGGGTGCCACTCTGACCTTGAGGCTCGGGCACCACGTGTTCTTCAAGGATGTGGCGTGAGCCCCACGGCACTGATGTTTGCGTGTTACCAGGTCGAGCTGAAGACTCTGGCCTGAACCTTTCCGGCACCCGAGGCAACAAAATATGCAGCTGATTAGTAATTGGAAAGAGGCGTTGAAGATGTCCAGCGTTCAGGCTGGCGGTGCGATTGCAGCGCTTGGGATTGCTGAGCAGATGCTGCCTCAGTTGCAGGCGGTAGTGCCGCCTGCAGCCTACGCTGTTCTGGGTATTCTGGTGATGCTGGCACGGGTGATTCTGCAGCCCAAACTGAGTAACTAGTGAGGAACTGGCGCGAGCTCAACAAATTGTCGCTATCACTGGGGGGCGGCGACCAAGGGCTGATTGCCATGGCTTTTGCTATCGAGGATGATGGCGGGAGGCTATCAAATAAAAGGACGTGTTTATGAAAACTCTATTGGCTATTGGTGCTGCCCTATCTTTCTCAGCGTCTTCCACTGTTTTTGCGCAGGAATATCCAGTTAAAACACTTCAGGCCGATGCGATTATTTGCTTCGAATACAGCGATTGGAAAGACATGGTTGCAGCATCTGTTGACCAGGATGCTGCTGCGGCATCGCGTCTCGTCTCGTCTGGGGCATGTCGTGTGGTCCCAAAGTCAACCAAAGTGGCATACCTCGATAAAGCCGCTGGAGATTTGGGCTCATTAATTCAAATGCCCAGTGGCAAAGGCGCGTACACAGCAGATGCTTTCCTCAAGTAAACCCGCAGGGTCTGGGGCAAAAATGGGGCAAACCGTACGCCAATCAATGCCATTTAATGCCCAACGAACAAAAGTACTGATGTGTCAATTAAGCCCTACAGCCCTGCGTTTCTGGGGTTGTAGGGCTTTTTTACGTTAGTACTCCAACACAATTGGCGTATGCATTCGACAAAGTGCAGATTTCAGCGAGAAGGTGAGTCGGTTTCGTTGCCGATAGGTTGTGCCTGGTCAGAGGAGCTGTGGTGCTGAGGACCGCCACCATCACCACCGCGAGCAACTCCCATAACCATCGGGAAGCTTCCGATTGGCTATGCCATGAGCGTCTAAAGGATTCCTTCGCATGTTGGTGTGATAGATGACCCCTAATTGCGGTTAGAGTAGCTCTGTATGAATGTGATATGCATATCGATAAGGACTCACGGGCTTTTTGGGCGATCTGATTCCGAGATCTGTATCTATTTTCACACCGTGATATATACCACTTGCAGCAGCGGCAAGTGTTCCGAATTCGACGCCGAGTTTGCTGCCAAACTCCCAGGCGCCTGTTACGCTGGCTATTAAAGAGGGTTTAAGGTTTAAAGATGTTTTGAAGGTGGAAACATGCATTGGGAACTGCCAATCTTTACCAAGTGCCATAAGGTCGGCGCAAGCTGAGTTTATTTCTTTTAGGTGCAACTCAAGCTGTTCGGACCTGTCCGGCGAGTTGGCGATATCATCTGCAAGCGCTTCCAGATGGAAACGAAAACGCATGAATTCATCGCGTCGGCGTTCCTTGAGTTCAAGAATATCGTTTAGGTGAACGTTGGCTGCAGGAATTGGGATTGCCCGCGCTAGTTCAATAAGGGCGCCTTTCCCAGCTTCTCCGATTCCCCCTTTTATCATCAATGAGTTTTCGCCCTGAGCCATGGCCCAAGCTCCTGGTGCTTTAGTCTCCCCATCTTGATATGCGGCTATTTGCCCACTCAGGATGGTATGCCCTGCAGACCCTTCAGTATAGTAATACGGTCTTTCAAGAATTCGGCATTCTTCTAGATAGCTTGCATCTGCGTCACTGCCCATATGTATCAGACCTGTGGGCCATGATAAACGGTCCCAGAATAACAATGAAAATCGAAGCTCTTGTGAGTCCAGCCACGTCTGCCTGGCATGCATACTGCCATCGGAGTTGATGGTTATTGGGGGGCAGATGACCAGCCCTCGATAGTCAGGTTTTGGTGGTGGCTTTCCATAATTTGGATCGCTTTCCTTTCTTTGTTTTGCCTCACCCATCTGAATCTCCCTTGCGTGGTTGTTTAGCGAGACGAGCTCGTCTTTGGTACGAGTTCAGTTCGCTATCAAAGCATAGCAGCGACAATGCTCGTGATTGGAGCCGTAACCGGTTGCTTGATTATTGCTATTAGAGAAGGGAGCGGACGCAAAGAGGCAGGGGCTGGGAATGAATTGGTACGAAAGTGGTACGAGTAATTTTATGGTGTCATGAGAGCCTTTATTTGCAAGGCTGTGGCGGCTAGTACGTCTAATCCATCATCGGACATCTGGGCGTAGAATATATTTATATTGCCTATCGTTAGGCTTACCGGCCGCTACCAGAAACTCCTGCCGCGCCAAGGCCAGCACACCGACCGATCCCGGCCACGCAGGAGGTGCGATAGCCGTAACGCGTCGAGTTGCTGACCGACAGCAGGTTATTCGGGCCGGGCGCCATGTTCAGGGCAAAGCAGGCCGGGAGGAAAAGGGTGAGGGTGGCGAGGTCCATGGCGAGTCTCTGAAAGCGAGAGCGCCATTTTTATCATGGACGGTGTGCGGCTCGCCCGATAGCCATGAACGCAAGCCGCAGTACACTTTCATTTGGCGAATTTTCTCGAGCCCGCCACACAGAAAATCACGGCCACGGTGACCCCGAGCATGCCGATGCTGACCTGTTCGTGCAGCAACGTCGCCGCCAGTGCCAATCCAAAAAACGGCTGTAACAACTGCAGCTGTCCCACCGCCGCAATCCCGCCCTGCGCCAACCCGCGATACCAGAACACAAAACCGATCAGCATGCTGAACAGCGACACATACCCCAGGCTCAACCAGGCCGGTACGCTGATCCCGGAAAACGAAACGGGCATCCGCCACCAGGTCAACACGGCCATCAGCGGCAGCGACAATACCAATGCCCAGCAAATCACCTGCCAGCCGCCCAGTGTTCTGGACAATTTTGCACCTTCGGCATACCCCAGGCCACACGCCAGAATCGCCAA